TTGTAGCGATTTACAAGTATGAAGGCAAACTAATCATTGATGAATTACTATACCGAACGAATATGACAAATAACGATTTGGGTAACTTTCTAAAATCCATCCAATTTGGGCGCAAGGAATTGATATGTGATAGTGCCGAGCCTAAGTCAATAGAAGAGTTAAGGCTGCAAGGTTTCAATGTCAGACCTGCGGTTAAAGGTGCAGATTCAATAAAGATAGGAATAGACATTTTGAAGCGATACGAAATTCAAGTTACTAAGAACTCAACTAATTTAATCAAAGAATTGAGGGGTTATACTTGGGAGAAAGACAATGAGGGCAAACTTACCGGTAAGCCAATAGATAGTTTGAACCATTGCGTTGACCCTATGAGATATGTAGCACTCTTAAAACTAAATAACCGACCAAGCGGTAAATATTCAACAATTTCAATCTAAACTTATATTTATAAATAATGATAGGCAATTACAACCAGTTAACGATTAAGCAGTTTTTAAAAATCAAACTAATTAGCGAACTCGAACAAGACCCACTTCACAGAAAGGTTTTGATATTAAGTGAAATTAGTGGGGTATCAGTTGATGAAATCGAAAGCATGCCAATAGGTGACATGATTGAAGCATTGAAAGGACTTGACAAAATAGAAAACCTGCAAGCGGATGAAAAGATTAAATTAAAATTCAAAGTAGGTGGAAGGCGATTCATAGTTAAGTGGAAAGAACAAGAATTAACAAGCGAGCAGTTCATTGATGTAAGTCACTTTTGCAAAGAGCCCGAAAAGATATTGAGCAACATCCATAATATACTTGCTTCAGTATGTGTAGAACGTAATTGGTATGGAAAGGAATTAGGCTACAAAGGAGATAAGCATAAAGAGGTCGCAGACTTGTTTTATAACGAAATGAAAATAGCAACTGCATATCCTATCATGCTTTTTTTTTGCAAATACTACGAGGCATTGCAGCAAAATATCCTAACCTTTTTGGAATCGGAAGCGAACAAGGCGATGGAGAACACGAAGGAACTGATGGAGAAATTCAAACTTTTAGAACAAAGTGGGGATGGATTGCAAGCATAAATGACATTTGCAAAGATGACCGAACAAAATGGGATTACTTTTTTAAAATGAATGTAATTGAGTTCTTGAATACAATGACTTTTTATAAAGACAAAAGCGAACACGATAAAGAAATATGGACAAGGCAGCAGCAGCAGCAATAGGCGCAAAGTTTGGAGAGTCAATTAAAGACTATACAAAAGCAAGTGAAAATATCATTGAGGCTATTGTTATGGAGCATTGCAACGAAGGTATAAGGCTAATGTCAAAACAGATTAAATCAAAGGCACGAACAGGACAAGCAAGCACATTGGCAGCGAGTATGAGTAATGTTCCTATTCAAGTAAGTGCAACTAAGTTTCAAGTGAACACAATTAGCACCGAGTATTATGCAGACTTTGTAGACAAGGGTGTAAAGGGAGTTAAGAATAAAGGTAAAGCACCACGAAGCCCTTATAGTTTTAGAAACTTAGGAACATCAAAGGCGATGGTTGAATCGTTTAAAGACTACATCGCAAGGACTGGCAGCAAGTCAATGAACAAAAAAACATTGATAAGAAAGAACAAAAAGAAACAATCTGATTTAATAACTAAGGAAGCTAAACAAATGGCAGTAGCAACTAAAATAGGTGGTATCAAGCCGATGAATTTTATTAGCAAAGCAGATAATCCTCAAAGGACAAAACAACTTGCAGCAAGTTTAGCAGCGGCATTAGGTAAGGCAATGGCAAAGAATATTAAAATATCAATCAATGGCAATTAACATCATATCAAATCCGAACAGCGTAGTGAGTGCATTTAATCAAATGGCTTTCAATGTTAGTTCAACACAAGCAGGACAAAGTAACTTTAACTTTATAGCCGATGTTTATGTGAGTGGAATTAACACCGCAGTAAGTAGAATTGCAATACCAAAACAACCGAGTGTGAATACTTGTTTAATTGATGCAAGTCCTATTCTAAAGAACTATGTTAAAAATGATTTCTTTAATGTGAATACAGAATATAATTATTGTGTGCCTAACTTGAATAGTAGGGTTAAATATTATGTTCAATTTGGGGAGTTGTATGATGTGAGTGGAGTGCCAACGATTTATGATAACCTTAGAAGATTCCCGACAAGTGGAAGCAACACCGCAGTTAATTCTATATTCGGATTTGAAGAGTATAATACTAATGTTTGGGATGGTTACGAGGTAAGCGGATTTGGTTTCTTAACAGAGATACCCGAACGAATAACAATCGAACAAGGTCAAGAATTAAGATTAAGTTTTTATGACCCTAATAATTTGATAAGATTTTTATATGTTGATGAAGTATATGAAGATTTAATTATACCGAATAAAATAAGTGGCGAGTTTTTATATAACGTAAATATAAAAAACTGCTTAGATTTTATTGCTGTTAATACAATAGGAACACATACAATAACACTTGCTAATAGTTTTGTCGCACCCGTTAAAACCATAACGATTGAGATAGTTGCTAAGTGTTCTAAGTTCGATACAATACGACTACATTGGTTAAACAACTTAGGTGGATGGGATTCGTACAACTTCACAAAACAATCCATTAAAGCAATGGATATTGACCGCAAGCAGTTCAAGAAAATGCAGTCAATTAACTATTCAAAGAGTGATAGGTTAAAGACTAACTACAACACAACCATTATAGACAAGTTACAAATCAATTCAGATTGGATAAGTGATGAAATGGCTGATTGGTTTCAAGGGCTGCTTACAAGTCCGATAGTGTACTTAGAAAGAGGTTATGATAATTTCGTTTCAGTTAATATAACCAATTCAGAATACCTCATCCAACATTATTTGAATGGGCGCAAAATTCACAATTTGCAGTTAGATATTGAATACTCATGCAACCGTTATAGTCAATCTTTATAATGCAGAAAACAGAACTAAAAATATACGCAGATTCAAAGTATTACAATGTTGACTTGTTCGATAATGAGCCTATTGAACTTACTAAGTCTATAATTGAATTAACCGAACCTGAACAAAGGAAGTCAGACTATACTAAGACAATCAACATACCAGGCACAGCAAACAATAATTCAATCTTCACAAATATATTTGATGTTAACCATTCGATATTGAACGGAGATAATTCTAACTTTTATGTGGACTTTGACCCAAGAAAAAAAGCTAATTGTATTCTATATCGAGAGGGCATACCGCAGTTAAGAGGATATCTGCAAATGACATCTATTAACATACTTGATGAACAAAACATCACTTATGAATTAGTAGTTTATGGTAGGGTGGCAAATTTGTTTCAAGATGTTGGAGATAACTTATTAAGCGATTACGATTTCAGCGAATACACTCACTTGTGGACTGAAACGAATGTAAGAAACTCAATCAATACATCAATTATCATCAATGGTGTTACTGCTTTATTCCAATTAGGTAGAGGTTATGTTTATCCGCTAATAGATTATGGTTTTGACAACAATGCACAACAGACTTATAATGTTGACCAACTCTACCCTGCAATTTATGTAAAGACTATTTTAGACAAGATTTTAAGCACACATGGGTATAGATACGAAAGTACAATTCAATCAAACAACTTTTTAAATTCAACAGAGTTTAAGAGTTTAATAATTCCTTCAAGTGGAAACGAATTAAGACAAACAAGCAACCAAATAATAGACAAGACATTTGTAGTTAATAGGACAACAGATAACAACTTAGGGGCAGCGACTAATAATATTGTTAAGTTGATGTTTAACAACACCGAACAAGATACAGACCCAGTAGGAGTAGCAGCAAATCACTCATCATGGGTAGTGCCAAGTCAACAAGGAGGTTACTACAATTTTGTATTAAACTTAAAATTAAATGTAGAATTAAATAGCAGTATTACTTTACCAAGTGGTAGTTATATAACTTTTAGGCTGCATATTTACATTAGAACTACAAGTGGTAGAATATTAAACCCGAATGGTACTAATCAACTTATTGGATTAACTATTAATAGTAGAACATTTGATTTATCTTGTTTATATCAAACTAACAATAAGTTAATTTATGATGGAGATGAAATTGAGATTTATTGGCAGATTACATCTGTACAAGTTATCGGAACTTCACCAGTTAGTTTACAACCAAGTGATTTGAATGTTATTATTAAAACTGGAACTCAATTTTATAGTTTACCAAAACCTGAACTATCAGAATTTTCAAATGTCAATCCAACGAATGCACTACCTGAATTAAAGGCAAAAGACTTTTTAACTGCTTTGATTAAAATGTTCAATTTATATATTGAGCCAAATCAACTTGATGATAGACTGCTATTGATTGAGCCAAGAGATATTTATTACAACGATAATGTAGTTGACTTGACTAATAACTTAGATGTGAGCAAAGACTTCATTCAAAAGCCTATGGGCGCATTAGATTTTAAGCAACTTGAATTTAGCTATGCAATGGATGATGATTATTGGAATAAAGACTATACAGACAAGTATAATTATAATCATGGATTTAAGAGGTTAGATGTTGAGAATGATTTCTTAGTTGAAACAAAAAAGATTGAATTACCATTTGCA